ATCGTGCGTGTCTGGAAACCGGCACGGCCCCATTTTCAAACACGAGACAAGCGGCGCCCCCAAAACGCTGGACCACTACTATTTTGAAAACAAGTGCAGCGGAAACTGCCCCGCCGGCGCCAAATAAAAATATTGCATTTATTTATAACAAGCACACTAAACGCAATAAACGCAACGCAATACAAATAGCCGAATGACGTCATTAGGTTTTTCGTCTGTTCCTGGAAACAGCCACATTCTGCAGCCCAACTTTGCAGGCGGCGCAAACCCGGCAAACTCCCATTTTACTAACGCATATGGAAGCATTGTTGGCGGGGGGACTGGTTGCGGTGGCGCCGGCGGAAGCGCGGCCGCCCTTGCCGGAAAATCCGGATACAACATTGCTGCAAAACAATATGGCGGAACGCACCGTCGCGGAGGGTATAAGAAGCGCGGCCAAAGCAAGAGGCGCAGTTGCAAGTGCCGCGGCAAATGCCACTGCAAAGGCAAGAAGCATGCGCGCTGCACCTGCCGCGGTACATGCCATTGCAAACGAAGCAATAAGCGCACCATGCGCGGAGGATTGAGTGCATTTTTGCCCGCCTCCTTTTCCGGCGCAAACCCCCCGTATCATCAATACATGGGCAACGTACCCGCATCAAACAATTTCAGCGTTGGTGCAGAATCGCTGTCACCTGCCATGAGCGGCATGGCAACCCCTGGACCCATTACCGTATTTTCCAATTGCGCTCCCCAATAATGCAAATCACGATTTATGCCGTTTGTGTGTTCGCTTATTGCGTTTTGAATGCTTTTTGCCGGATGCACCCCTCTGCATGTTAATATTTGACATTAATCGTTGAATTTGTGCTAATTGCGTGGTAACCAACGAATTATTCTGATTGCTCAGCCGCGTGATTTTATCTTCCAGCATCCGCGTGTGGGATTCGTCGGGCATAACCCATCTTAAACCCGTTTCCGTGGTGGAATCTGCTTGCAAGACGGATCCATTTGGACCAACCGGAAGTGCGATTTTTTGTTCACTCACATCCCCCGTAATAAGTTGCCCTTTTGTAATGCGGGGCGGGATATACCTATCCAGGATTTGCCATGTTTCCCGATTCATTATGTCCGCATATGCCATTGGGTTGTGTTGTGTATTGTATTGTATAATATATTATTTTATAACAATATATTAAACAATAAAGGGCAAATTCTCTCTAACCAAAATAACATCAAACCCGTTCGGAATGACTTCATGCACTGCCACGGCGCCGATTGACCTTCCAACCAGCGGGGGCGCAAACCCCATTTCGGGCACGTTCAACTGCGTGTATGATGCCGACATGTGTTCCGGCGCATCCGTCACGGTGTCGGATGACCGCAGCCATTTGTCCGTCAACTGCCGCGGCGGGTCCAATTCGGACGTCTCGTTTTACGGCACGGTCTATATTCCAACCGAAATTCGCATTTATGCCCCGTCACTGCACACCTACAACGGATCCCGCGCGGATGCCGAAATCCTCATCGTGCACGCGCCTGGTTCAAATGCTAAAACGACCGGGCTGATTGTGAGCGTGCCCGTCTCGCTGGCCGGGTCCGACGCCTCGGCAAATTCGGATTTGACCGCCATAATTCAAGCCGCCAACACCGTAAACCCGAGCACACTCACCCTCAACGCGTCCGCGCCCATCAATTACGACGTGAACGTGAACAATTTCATTCCGGCAAAACCGTACTGCGTGTATTATGGCACGCTGCCGTACGATTCGTGCGGCGGAAATTATTATTACGCCGCATTCACCGACCCCATTTCGGGAGCCGGATCATTGAGCACCCTACTCGTAGACAGCGGCATTGTCACGGTTCGGCCGTCCATGAAAACAAATTTGCAAAAAAGCAACACTGGGCCGATCACGGGAGTGGGACCGCAATCTCCAACAGACGAATACGTGCTGTACGAACTGGTGGGCGATGATTGCGACGACGACGACGACACCGACAAACCTTCCAAATCCGCCGACAACGGAACGGGCGGGTCGCAAAACATTGGAATGAACGTCGTGTGGGGGCTCATACTTGCAGCGGCGATATTGATAATTTGGTACATGTTTTGGAGCAGCGATGCAGGACTAGCAGGAGTAGCAGGAGCAGCAGCAGCAGCAGCAGCAGGAGTAGTAGCATCAGCACCCAATATCGTTTAGTTAAACCTGCGTGTAACCCAGCGAGGTTTGATCCAGCTGGTTCGGGTGAAAGGAGGACGTGGCGCTGCCGACTTGAGCGTCAGCCAAGGGTGCCCTCAGCGCCACCATTTGTTCTTCCAGGGTCACGGGGAACTGGTTGAACGCCGACAGCTCCTCGCTCTTGCGCTTCTCGCTGGGAACGTATGATTCTATAGCCGAGCTGCCAGTGCTGGCGCTGGATCGGCGAATGAGCACGTACGCCGCAAACAGCCCCAGCACGCCCACCACGGGGTGCGAATGCATGAAAAACGACAACGCAACCAGAACGACCACGATGTTGCCTAAAGGCGTGTCCACGTAGGGCGCAATCGCGTCGGGAGTCGGCACGTTCAGAACAATGTACAAAACGACGAGCACGGTCAGCAGCAGTTCGTGCTTGCGGCAGGTCTTGAATGCATCGCGCATTGTTTGGTTCATTTGATTCATCGTTTAAAGTTGGGGTGTAATTATTTATTTTTATAATTATATCATATTATTTTTTTTTGGTTAAAATTGAAACATGCGCACGTGCAACAATGAACCGCCAATTGTCTATCATGACTGAGCCCGCCACCACGTATTTGGGTCCCCGCGGATACACCATCCCCAAAGAGAACTTGGACGAAGACGAACGCAAATACATCCGCACGGAACTCATGATTCGCCCGCACATTCCTAAAGCCCCCGTGCAACCCGCCGCCTACCCCGTTTATCGCGAATCTCCGTTGAAAATGTACGTGCCGCGTTACTTCGGAATCGGCGCGTACGGCCCGCCTGACGCCATTCATATTGGACCCGGCGAGCCCATACACGCCGGCGTCGCGTTCCAGGGCGACATGCGCGACTACCAAAAAGACATCGTGCGGAAGTATTTGAACCACGTGGGCACCGGCGGCGGCGGCCTGCTGGACGTGGACCCCGGCAAGGGCAAGACCGTGATGGCGCTCTACATCCTGGCCCAGCTCCGCCGAAAAACGCTGGTCGTCGTGCACAAGTCCTTCTTAATGAACCAGTGGATAGAGCGCATAGAGCAGTTCCTGCCGGGCGCGCGCGTGGGCCGCATCCAGGGGCAAATCGTGGACATTGACGACAAGGACATCGTGCTCGGCATGCTGCAGTCGCTGTCCATGAAGGAGTACCCCGCCGACATGTTTGACAGCTTCGGGCTCACGGTGTTTGACGAGGTGCACCACATGGGCGCCGAGGTGTTCTGCCAGTGCATGATGAAAGTCACCACGATGTACACGCTCGGGCTGTCGGGCACCATGCAGCGCAAGGACGGGCTCACGAAAGTGTTCAAGATGTTTCTGGGCGACGTGGTACACAAGGAGAAGGCGGCGTCGGAGCACCGCGTGATAGTAAAGGCCATCAACTACTGCGTGGACGACGCCGCGTTCAACGAGACGGAATACGACTATCGCGGCAATCCGAAATTCAGCACCATGATTTCGCGCGTGTGCGATTACGCGCGCCGCAGCGAGTTCATCCTGCGCGTTTTACAAAAAGAACTGGCCGAGAACCCAGAACAGCAAGTCATGATTCTGGCGCACAACAAGTCGCTGCTCACGTATTTGCACAAGGCGATTGAGCACCGCGGCATTGCCGGTGGATCCGTGGGGTATTACGTCGGCGGCATGAAGGAAGCCGACCTGAAAGCCAGCGAATCGCGCACGGTCATCATCGCCACGTACGCCATGGCGTCCGAGGGGCTGGACATCAAAACGCTGACCACACTCATTATGGCGTCGCCCAAAACGGACGTGTGTCAGTCCGTGGGGCGCATTCTGCGCGTGAAACACGGGCGCCCGCTGGTCATTGACATCGTGGACCAGCAGGACATCTTCCGGAACCAGTGGCACAAGCGGCGGGCTTATTACGTCAAGCAAAACTACGACATCCTCATGACGGACAGCCCGACATACGACGCACACACGCCGGTGGAATGGACGCCGAATCACGTGGCCAAAACCCAAAACACAGATGCCAAGGCTAATGTCAAGGCCAAATCATTGGAATCAAATACAAAGGGATCAAAAGAATCAAAAGAAGCAAAGGGCTGGGCTGGATTGCCCATTGACTAATTTAATAATTTTAAAAAAATCATAAAAAAAGTGTTAGTATTTTTTATGTTTTTTTTTGTTTTGGCAGAGCACAGCATCACTTACTGTATTCACTTACTGTATTCACGAATCTGATGCAACCACCATCCACTCATTGATCCATTCCACAAAGACTTCACATGCTTCTTCCCTCGTGATTTTGTAATCTGATAACACCCCCGCAATTTCGTTGAAGCCTTTTTGCTTTTCTTGTTCTTGATTTTCTGGCTCCAATATATCGTCGGCAAAGATTCTCAGATCCCGCAGTTTCTCAATCATGGAACACGCTTGTTCCGGCGTGATTTTGCCGTCCGCCAACATCTCGGCAATTTTTTTGAAGTGTTTCTGTTGTTCTTGTGGTGTTTTTGCGTTCATTTCTGCTTCACCTTCGTCTTCGTCTTCGCCTTCACATGATCGGCAGATGAACATCTCACTCCCGTCGGGTGAAATGACGTGTCGGTGCGGTTCCATGGGATTTACCGTCTTGCCGCACTCATTGCACACATGACGTGATGGGTCAAATTTGACGACCACAACATGCGGGGTCTGATCCGCCTGATCCGCCGCCGCCTGCTTCGCGATTGGAATGTAAGGGATGAAGATGGAATCCTCCGAGGTCGGCAGAACCATGGTGTGGTCGGCAAACCGAAACAGGTTGGAGAACGCCAGCATATTGACCAAGCTCCACACTTGTTTGGTGATGTGTTGCACACGACCAAATGCATCTTCCACAAAGGACGCGTCCACACTGAATTGTTGCGACAATTGGGCACGCATTGCAGGGTTGCACTCCGTCGCCGATTGAAAGGACACGGAGCCACCAAGCATTTGCGAGTCAAGCACACGCAGAGTCGCATTGATCTCCGAGTAACTGTTGCCCACGCCGAGCAGAAGTTGTGCCGCATGACGCTGCTCGGCATTCATTTCATGCGTTTGGGTTGGCATTTGTCCTTCAATGTAAGCGTCCGTGTTGTCAAACGCGTGCTCGTGGTACTTGACAGCGACACAATTCACCTGCTGCAGTGTCTTGATTGCGCACGCCAACTCGCGCATGTAGATGTCGGCCAATATGCCAGCCACGTTGGCATTGGATGGGTCCAGTCCAGTCAAGGGGGGTCTCTGGTTGCGAACATGGTCACGCATGTTGGTGGCGATGCCCTGCGTAATGAATCGGTAGTTGGCTCCGAGGTTGGAACGAAGGTAGGCAAACATGTTGTTGTCTTTGTAGTAGTAGTTGTTGTTGTTGTTGTTGGGATACACTGACACTCATTAGCATTCCAAAAATCCGAATCAATTTTTTTAGATTCCATTGGATTTTGGGACCGACATTTTATGATTTTTTATGATTTTTATACATTTTACACTTTTATTATTTTTTATTTTTTTCACTGCATATATGGTCTCCAAATTATTGATCCAAAAAAGTTCCGCAAAACACCTAGCAACGCGCGGATTTTCCCAAAAGGGTTTCAGGGTATCGATTTTTGGACATCGTTCTTGTCCATTTTCTGAAACTTTTTCGACTCTTGTGCAAATTCGAATCGAAGAAATAACAAAATTAATTTATGTAATAATCATGTATTTCTGACAGCATAATGGTCACATGTTTTTAAGAAGGAAAAAAACCGAGTTTTTGAGTCCGAAAAAAAGTGACATATGACCCGCTTCCAAATCCGAATTTGCCTATTTATGTTTTAAAACGAAAATAGGCGCTGCATAACACTTTTTGAACAACGCAATTTCACCACATCATTATGCATTCCATATTTTACAACATTCGGTTGCCTATTTTTGTTTTATTTTTAAATAAAACAAACCTAGGCCGAGACCATGACCGTTCAAATGTGTGAAATATTGCCTCATTGACTTGCATGCGAATTATGCACTTATCAAATGGTTTTAAAACACTAGATAAAAATAGGCACACATGAACCATGACATTTGTTGAATTAGTTGAATTAATGGTCAAAATTGAATTAAAATTCATTGAGTAATGTAATACATGATGACACGAAACCGCAAACGATGTAATGAACCAGATTGCACGAAGACTGCCCGAGACAAAACGGACAAGTGCAAAGCACATGGCGGTGGCAAACGATGTGTTGAACCTGGATGCACGAAGACTGCCGAAGGCCAAACGGACAAATGCAAAGCACATGGTGGTGGCAAACGATGTGTTGAACCAGGTTGCACGAAGGCTGCCCGAGACAAAACGGACAAATGCGCTGCACATGGTGGTGGCAAACGATGTAATGAACCGGGATGCAGTAAATCTGCCCAAGGCCAAACGGACAAGTGCATAGAGCACGGAGGTGGCAAACGATGCACTGAACCTGGATGCACGAAGGCTGCCCAAGGCAAAACGGACAAGTGCAAAGCACACGGCGGTGGCAAACGATGTAATGAACCGGGATGCACTAAATCTGCCCAAGGCCAAACGGACAAGTGCGCTGCACACGGAGGTGGCAAACGATGTCCTAATTGTATCACTTGGCCAGATTCGCGGTGTGGATCAACTACATATGATGGATATTGTGCAACCTGTTTCAAACAAGTATTTCCCAACGATGAACGAAGCAACGTCATTTACACACACACGAAGGAAATCCGGGTTCGTAATGCAATCAATGATGTGTTTGAAGGATTCATTCATGATAAACCATTATACACAGGACACTGCGACTGTACGCATCGGCGACGCATTGATCATCGGAAACTGATTGGTGCAACGCTTCTTTGCATTGAGACTGATGAGTTTGGACATGCAGGGTATGACCCCAATGATGAAGAATTACGGTATGATGATCTCTACATGATACACAGTGGAAAATGGGTGTTCATAAGATTCAATCCCGATGGAAAGGGCGTGGACATGGTGGACAAATTGGTTCGTCTCATGGAGGAAATTCAAATACAGATTGACCGTATTGAAAATGATGAAAACAATGAATTATTGGAAATCATTAAGTTGTATTATTAATCACTGCATATATGGTCTCTCAAAATGCGTTCCCAAAAAGTTCCGCAAAACACCTAGCAACGCGCGGATTTTCCCAAAAGGGTTTCGTCGATCTCATTTTCGGACATCATTCTTGTCCAATTCTCAAAATTTTTTCGACTCTTGTGCAAATTCGAATCGAGAAAGTAACAAAATTATTTTATGTAATAATCATGCGAAACCGAGAGCATAATGGTCACGCAAAAAATGGATCCAAAAAAAGTGAGTTTTTGGACCGAAAAAAAAGTGAGTTTTTGGACCCATCAAAATGCATCGTGCCTATTTTGGTTTTAAAACGAAAATAGGCGCTACATAAGGATATATGATCAATATAAAAACGCCACATCATAATGCATGCGAATTATTCAATCATTTGTTGTTGCCTATTTTTGTTTTATTTTTGAATAAAACGAGCCTAGGCTGACACCATAATCCAAAATTACATTTGTTTTCATGCACACCACAAATGGTGTAAAACATTAATAACGTGTACCGTTTTAAAACACTAGGTGAAAATAGACAATATCCAATTTTTTATGTATAAGTATATAAACACATATCCAATTGATTTAGCATTGTCTGTAATAAAATGAATGATGATACTCAACAAACTCGGTTGGTATGTGATGTGTGCAATTATTCGTGCACGAGAAAAAGCCACATGACCCAACATTGTGAAACTGAAAAGCACCAAGCCAAAATAAAATCTGCACCCCATGCGACATCCAACGCGTGCGCGTGTGGCAAAACATTTGAGTTGCGGTCCTCTCTCTACAATCACAAGAAGACGTGCAAGGCAATGAGTGCGTCCGATGCATCCGACACATCTTCAACCACATCCATGTCGCTGACTGTGGTGGAAAAGGAAATTGCGATTGTGGCCAAAAAGACGCAAGACGTTGCGGACAAGAACGAGGAGCTGATGGATTTGAAGACCATGGTGCAAATGCTGCTGAACGACCGGAACACCATATTTGATAAGAACCACGAGATGATGGCCAAAAACCAGGAGGTGCTGCGCGAGATGACGCAGCAGAACAAGCAGCTCATTCAAACCATCCAGGAGATGACGCCGCGCATTGGCAGCAACAACGTGGTCAACACCACGACGCACAACACGCAGTTCAACTTGAACATGTTTTTAAACACGGAGTGCAAGGACGCCGTCAAGCTGAGCGACTTTGTCAAAACCCTGAAAATCACGCTCCAAGATTTGGAATTCACCAAAACCAACGGCATTGTGGAGGGCGTGAGCTCCATCATCGTCAATAATTTAAAGGGCATGGACGTGCACAAGCGCCCCATTCACTGCACGGACTTGAAGCGCGAGATCATGTACGTGAAGACCGATGAATGGATCCGGGACGAAGGCAACTCCTACATAAAAAAATTCATTTACATGGCGTCCTGCTATCAGACGCGCATCATTCAGGATTGGATGGACGCGCACCCGGGGTGGGAATCCAAAGAAAAAATGCACATTGAATATCAGACGATATGCAAAGAGCTGTACAAGAACATTGAATGCGACGACAATGCGCACAAAAAAATAATCAAGGCGTTCATCAAGGAGGTGCACATTCCGCGCACGGGGTTGTCATGACTGAACCTTTGAATTCATTTGCGAAGTCGTCGTTTGGATTTGGATTTGGATTTGGATTTGGATTTTGATTTTGATTTGGAACCTCCTTTCTTTTTTGTAATAGGTGGGTTGACCGACGATGCCGACGGTTTGGCTGCTGCCCCAGGTGCCGATTTGACCGATGCCGGTTTGACCGATGCCGATTTGTTGACCGGCACCGGTTTGCCCTTTAATTCTGCTGCCGCTGCTGCTGCCGCTGCTGATGATACCAACTTTGCTGCCATCCTTTCCTGAATGTCCGCCTGTCTTTTGGCTGCTGCTTCTTTGTCAAATATTCGTTTAGCCTCTTTTTGCTCCAATTTTTTAACGGCTGCTGCGGTACGTTTATCTTCTTCTTGTAATGCTTTTGCTACGGCTGCTGCTTCTGCACTTTCTTTTTCTTTCAGTTTTGCGTCAAATCTTTGTAGGATAGCTTGTTTAAGACCATCTTGTAATAGAATTGAATGATCAATCGCAAGTTTAGAATTGCAAAATTCATTCCTGCATTGTGGATCTTTTTCTGTTGGCGTGCATTTGCATGGTCTAACTAGTCGGTCGCTCTTCGAATTAGTAACCCGGGAATCATGCATCAATTGGCTCCAAACGCTAGATGACGCTGCAGACGCCGATGGACGCGTCAAAAAATTGGTTGACAATGAGTGCATTGTTTGTATTTGTGGTCTTGGTTGTGCTGCGATGAATCCATTCATCCAACCGAATATATTGACAAGTGATGATTCGTCAATACGGTGGGTTTCTAACCATTTAATTGCTTGCATTTTAGATTGAAGTAATTTATCGCATTTCAAAAGAAATTGTTTGCCTCGTGCAATACCAGCCTCTGATGGACTATACGTTGGAATAGATGATACTATAAGGTGTGAAAACGCACCAGCGCTCGGCATCTCTACAACCATTTCCTTATTTGACTTAAGCATTATTTTGTAAGTGAATCCTGGGTCTGGTTGATCAACCTTCCCCGTTTGTTCAAGCCGAGCCCCACTACTACCATCACATGCCTTGCCGAATTTCATAATACTGACGTAGGTTTCACCGGTTGCAAAATCACGGTGAAATGATGGGGTTTCATCGGGTTTTTGTAAATGTATTAATGTTGTGCAATCATGAGTCCACGGCATCCAATTTGTATCTTCAATGCAAACTTTAGTACACTTCCCATTCGCAGGTGAGAATGATGCACGAATTCCATGTAATGTATGAATTATTATATTGGATTCATCGACGCGGTCAATGTTTCCAAACACGGCGTTTGAAACGCGTCCATCCCTTGAAACCGTGGCCGACAGTGCGGTGGCTGGATAAGCAGGCAAAGCCGCGACACCGGCAACTGAAAAATTGCCATGCAATGCAAACACCCTTAATGAGGCACCTGCTGTACCTGCTGCACTTGCTTCACCCGCACCTGCTTCAATTTTAACCACGTGTGCTGGTACACTTGGGTCTAAATGTCCATGTTTGGTTAGAATTCCTTGTGCAAAACAATTGGGGGGGAGCGGCGATGGATTGAATATGAGACCAACCACCTCCCCTAAAACGATTGAATCTACCGGAAACGGTGTATTTATTCCAGACATGTTGTTGTTTTGAATATATATATTTATTATTATTATAAATATAAATTCGTTATTATGTTGTAAATTTAGTTTATGGTTCATGTATAACGAACGCAGTAACAATAACATTCCGCGCACGGGGGTGTCATGACTGAACCTTTGAATTCATTTGCGAAGTCGTCGTTTGGATTTGGATTTGGATTTGGATTTGGATTTGGATTTGGAACCTCCTTTCTTTTTTGTATTTTTTTTAATAGATGAGTTGACCGACGATGCCGACGATGCCGACGATTTGGGTGCCGGTTTGGGTTTGGGTGCTGCTGGAGGTGGAGGTGGAGGTGCTGCTGGAGGTGGAGGTGGAGGTGGAGGTGGAGGTGCTGCTGGAGGGGGAAATAACGCCCGAGTCGTTGAAAGAGACCATTGATGTATACGTGGATTCAAACGACGCATTTACGATTTTGTCGCCAGAATTTACATTTTTTGGTAAATAATCTACGGCGCCTGACGTTTTTAGTTTTTTTGGATTTTTGTCGATTCCTGCGACGAACACGACGACTTCTGCCTCCAAATTTAATTTTATTATGTGAATGCACATGTTTTCTTACAATTTCATCACATTCAACTTCGGGGGTATCACCAAATCCCCTAAAATCAAATGTCCCACGCTTCGTGATAATATTTTTGAAAACTTGTTCATCTTTTTCATCATATTGCATGTACATAGGGGAATATACCATGTTCGATTTTGGTAATTCTGCAAATGCCTGTCTCACTACGTCATCGTTCAATCGACCATCACTGTCTGCTGTTTGAGGAAAAGTTTGACCGTCAGTTACAAAATAATATGTTAATTCATATAATGTGCAGACCGGTTGTTTAAAATCTCCCAACACACGTATTTTCTTCAATTCATCTATAGGTTCTAAATTAAGGTCTTCAAACATCAAAATAATCGGAATTCTTTCAAATACAAAATTTATTTTACCATTCCCAGGGCCATACAAATCACTATCAAGTATAATTTTACAAATAATAGTAGTCATTTTTAATATTATCAAATAAAATAAAAAAAATTATTAAATTGCAAAAACACCATTTAAATACTTTATACCGGAATCCATATTCCGTAATGGTTTTATTTATATAGTTTTAGTTATATATTAACACACTCAAAAATAAAATAAGTGCGTTATAATGTGTCAAATTTAGTTGCAATTTATAATATAACCACATATAATCATAATCATTGCATTTCAAATAAACAATGGGCCAAATGTTGTCTCGCGAGGATGAAGAGGACGTAGAGCACGAGCACGAGCACGAGCACGAGCATAAGCACGACGAGGCGCATTCAGATGAACGGCCGCCCAAGCAGCGAAAACGGGCCGTAGCGTTGCGTTCGCGAAAGGTCAAGTCGTCCGCGCAGGGTCGCACGCGACGAACCCGGGCATCATCCTAGAGCATTGTTCAACTGTCAAGCAGGGTTGGCTGATACGGCGGGGTGAGCGAGTTCGTTTTGTGCCCGTAGTAAAGACAGTTGGCGACATCGGCGGCAGGGGTGTCGGGGCACGTCATGGGGTCTGACCCGTAAAAATTAACGCGGCGCGCTTCTGAATTCAGCGAAATCGGCTTTGGCACGGGAACGATGTGCATGTCCTTAATTGGTTTGTTGTTGTACAAGCCGCCGCAGAACCCGGGCGGCGAGCATTTGCCGTTGTTCGGGGTTGCCCAGTACCGCACGTTGTTGGTGTACTGGGCGTAGCCGTTGTCAAACACGGGATAGTAGGACCACAAGTCGGTGGACGACAGGTCGGAAAAGCCGCCGCCGGACGTTTTAACGGGGTAGTCCTTGTACAGCAACGGATACGTGGATGCGTCGGGGAAGGAGCCGGGCGATAGTGGAACCGCAAAGCCCTCCGTCCGGCTGGTTTGGTTGGTTTGATAACACAGGTGCAGCCCGAAACACATGAACGCAAGTGCTAAAACAATGTAGAGTGCGGGTGTTTGCAGCATGGTATAGTATGTATAATAGGTATAACTATATGTAATCTATATAATAGTGTAATCTAATATATAATATATATGCGATTATAAAATCGTTGGGATGCCAAGAAATACCCGCAAGGTTAAACCAACCCCCAAATTCCCAAAATTAGTAGCATTCAATTTCCACGCCCACGAGTTGAATGCGATTGTGGAACAATGCGGCGACAAATTGTTGCCGTGGCAGACGGATGACGTGCCGGATTGTCGCAACGCGCTGCAATTTTTTGACGGTTCGGAACGGGTTTTTGAAAAATACATGTCCCTCTTTCCAGACAAGTACGAAAAATACATGGCCATGAGTTTTGGCAAATTAAGGGCATTGGTTCCGCGTTTTCCGTGGTCAACGTGCAAGCAGTTGGTGATAGGTGCGGGCGAAGACATTGTGTTGTACATTGCCATCAACCATAAATACGTTGCGGCAGGTAAACCGCCACCGTTTACCCTGTTTATGCCGGGAACATGGACGCATGAAAATAACCGGTTATTTATGCAGTGCGGTGTGCGGCATTTCCTGAACGCATGCGCCGCTAACCAGCACTATTTGCGCATATTGTTGCCGAAGGACATCAGCCGGTTATTGAATGCCGACGGCGAACCGCGAGTTTCATTTTTAGAGATGATGACGATATCTAAATACGTGGACGACATGCATTTGCGCGCATTTTTGCTGAAAACCCCTGCTCGGCGGTTTGATTATGACATTGTGTTTATTTGATTTTGTCAACATGCAATGCCAACAAAAAAAATTGTTTAGGGGTAATAATGGTTTAAACACACGAACCATATGTAATTCATTCCTTCGTTCATTTAATCCGTTCCGACAACCCGGATATCATGGGCACGTGCACCACGCAGAATGATTTGCTGATGGTCAACCTAATGAAGTTTTACGACGAGGACAACAACCAGGAAAAGATGCTAAGGATCATCAACGGAGAGTCGCCCATTTCTCTCCGCATCATTGACTGGTTTGCGACGAATTACGCCAAGAAGTTCTTCACCGTGTATGAGGTGGGCGCCAACCGGCGGTTCAAGGTGTACGTGGATTACAAGCTGAAGTTGAAGGCGTACAGCAAGCGCCGGTTTGACCCGTTTTGCCGGTGGGATCGCATCACCATCCCTTATAGCAACGGCACCTTCATTCAGACCACGATTGGGCAGCTGAACTTCTTCAAGTGGGCGCTGGAAAACGGGGTGGTTGCCTACATTGAAAAGAATTACGGGGCCATAGAGGACGACATGAACGCGCGCAACAGCACGTCGCGTCGGAACAATGTGACACCCGTGGCGCAAGAGGCAGAAGAAGAGGTGGAACACGAACCCGGCAACAGCAGCAACAAAAACAAGACGCGCAAGAAGCGCGAGGAGCTGAGCATTTCTGCCACAAAGAGCATCAAGAAGGAGACGGTTGAGATCGTGGTTTCATTCAATTGAACAAAATTCCAAAAGGCAATTAAAGTCAACCATGCATCATAATGCATCATTGATTGGACATGTTACATGTTATGGATGGATGAATAGACTATGAAAAATCCGGAACCGCGAGACGTTTGTCATTCCCGTCTGGATAGAACCCCCCATATTTGCCATATGCGCTCAGTTTATCGCGCGCTTGCAAGAGTTCCGGATGTTTGCGATGTTCATACGTTTCACCGGTGAATTCGCTTTTGTACAACGGGTTGTATTTTATTTTTTTCAACATCCACAATCCCGCTTTTATATCTTCCGGATCACCCCCCCATGCGCCTTTTTTTATTTCTGCACTGAGTTGTTTTTTAACATCGGTGCTCATTGTAGCAGAAACGCTTTTTTTGCGGCATTTGGACAGTTTTACATTCCATTTGCAGATGGCATTTCCGGCACAATTACCCTCGGACTTTAAGGAGGGGCAGATGGAGCGAGTGCCGCCGCCGCCATTGCGTCGGGAACGACGAAGTTTTACTCGTTTTGTAATTGCCATTATTTATATATGCATTTTATTATTTTTGAATTATATATTGCAACTATCACAAATAAAATAAAATGGCATCGGGTGTTCGCGTTCCGGTGCGTTATGTTCCGCGCACGTTGTCGCGCAAGGACCGACGCAAGCAGATTGCCATGTTGAAGCGGTCGCGCCGGTTGTACAAGCGCGGTGAATACTATGGGCGCACAACGAAACTGAAGTCGTATCCGCACGTGGCATCCAAGCACGTGGTTGCCGCGCGTCGCATGTACCACGTGGAAAAAATTATGCCAAACGCGGCGCTGGCCAAGGCAACCGGATGCTCGGTTGGCTCATTACATAAGATTGTCAAGAAGGGGGAGGGCGCGTTTTATTCGTCGGGGTCGCGCCCCAACCAAAGCCCGCAGTCGTGGGGGTACGCCCGACTGGCCAGCGCGATCACGGGCGGCAAGGCGGCTGGGGTGGATTACGCCATTTTAAAGGACGGGTGCAAACCGAATAGTCGGGCGCTGCGCCTGGCCCGAACTGTAAGAAAAGGTGCCGCGCGCAAAATCAGCATTTAAGCGAAAATCATGTGCCTACGGAATAATGAACAATGAATAAAGTGTGCGCGCAAAAAATAAATTAAACATATCTCTCTAATTTATTTTATCAGATAAAATCCATTCCATTTTTGTGCAATAGTGCGTTGAATGAGTTGATGGGTTCCAGCGCATCCATTTGTAAAGTGAATTACGAGGACATCCAGTGCATATGTCGGACGGCGAACCCGCTGGATCAGCACAAGTATTCCAATTATTACGCGGCGTCGCATCCGTGGCTGTTAATTAATACGCTGCCGCCGGGAATGCAGGGGTGCCTGATTCCGGGCACGCTGCCAATAGAAGAAGAAGAGGTGTCCATGAACGCCATGCTGTTGGAACCGAAGGGGAAGGACCGAGAGATCATCGTGTACGGGAAAAACGCGAACGACGACACGGTGCATAAAAAATACCAGCAACTGATGGGTCTCGGGTTCAAAAACGTGCGCGTGTATCCGGGCGGCATGTTTGAGTGGCTGCTGTTGCAGGACATTTACGGCGCGGCCAGTTTCCCCGCCACGTCCAAGGAGCTGGACATTCTGAAATACAAGCCGCCGTCCTTGCGGCAAAAGTTGTTGACGAATTGACCCGCGAAAATAAAAAAAATTAAATGACACGCGTATTGTATATTGTGTGGTCCCATCATCATCATCAAACAAAATATGCATCCAAAATTAAGTGGGAGAAAGCGCCGATTGCGAAGAGGCGCAAAAACGAAGCGAACGAAGCGAACGAAGCGAACGAAGCGAACGAAGCGAATGAAGCGAATGAAGCAAACGAAACGAATGAAGGGAGGGTTGGGCCCATATGATTCCCGCGAAATACATATGCCCGAAAGATATTCATTTAGAAACCCGACGATGATTGATGAGTTTAAATTGCATGTATTTGGATCGGACGATCAACGTGTTGCATGGGAAACGTTATTGACTGAATGCAACAACCGCGAAGTGCCAGTATACATTCTTTCTGCTGGCGACAAAATCGGAATTATAAGAATGTTGCAATTGATGAACTTAGATCACGCATTTGAAGAAGTGTTATGTACAAATCCTAATGAACATACAAATCCTGATGAACAACCAAATCCTGAGTCAGATAATGGATTACATAATTTTCAAGGATACACAAAGTATAATGTGATAAGAGCCATTTTGAGAGAACGTTATAAAATACCACCGGAGGGTCCCGAACCACTTACATTTGTTGGTGCACCTGGATGCTTGATGGATGATAACACCGACAACGACATTACCGACATACCAAACCAAAACAGATCCATCCAATTTGTAAATGTCCGCACGGTTAAACAACCCCCCACTAAACAACCAGGCAATATTTTTTATAGTTTTATTGCTGACAATAAGTCGTTACAGTTACAACCATTAATAGCATCGCGATGGTTTGCGGATGTGGGCGTGATAAATTACGTCACTGAGTTGGTGATAAATGGTACTTATAAAATAGTGTTCATAGATTTTGACCGAACATTTCAACAATGGTCTGGAGCGATTCCATTTTGGAGAAGTAATGTTATAGCTGCTTTCCACGACAGGTTCAAAATCAATACGACTCATTTATACTAAGATGTTTGCGTGCATTCAAAATTCATATATTTGCGGGCTGTATTATATTATAGACATGTTTATAGTATACTACTACATCCCATTCCATCCATGCAACCCTCGGTCATTATGTTTCATTGGACTGCCTGCATTGGCTTCATTCAGAGCTTGTTTTTAGCGGTCGTGCATCCGCCGACCATGATGCGCGCGGTGTACACCGGTTCCGCGCTCGTCAATGTGTATCATTACGGCTTGAGCGCGCAACTGCACGATCCCAGCCGCCAAACCATGCGGCTCTACGTGCCCGACGACGAGCAACACACCCTCCGACTGTCCCGTGCGGCCAAATGGGGCAGCCGCGGCCTGCATGTTGCGTGTGTTGCGATGGACGTTGCGTACATTGTCGTTGTGACCGACTACGACATTTGGCTGACCATGATGATGTTCATTGCGTGCGGGTTCTATCCCGCGATGAAACTGTTGCGCTGGTGCGCGCCCGACATCAACACCGCCGTTGCGCAGCGCCTTTTGAATCGTGGCACCCAGCATGGCACCCAGCAAACAAACCACACCCACACCGATTATTCGCTGCTGGACGACAGCGACCATCGGAATACAGTGCAGCAGCGCTTCATGCTGAAACAGGTGCCGCGCATGCTGGCCATGATTGCGCTGTGCGCGTGTCACATGGCGCTCATGCTGGACGTGCGAACGTCGTGCGCCGCCACTGCAACGAATGCATCCGACATTTTTAAGTGGCTATGTTCTTAGCTTATCTAGCAACTGCTAAAAAAAAATGTTGGAACTAACTGCATGCAGGCGACGATTGATTTATTGATTTATCTGAGCAATGAAGCGCATGATTTCTTCCACGCGATGGACCCCAATTTCATTGTTGGCGTCAATCACCAGTTTTTTGCACGTAACGGTGTCGCCATGGATCCACGCGTCGTGATAGTCGTGGCACTTCTGCACGTATTCCAGAGGGATGGTTTCGCCCTCGCGGCCTCGTTTCGTGATGCGCTGCATGCACGTCTCGGGATCCGCGCGAATGTAGACGAGGCCAGCAACCGGCAAGTCGCGCACAAACTCGTCAAACCACATGTTGTAAATGGCGTACTCGTCGTGCGCAATGTCGCCGCTGTCGTGCAGCATTTTGGCGAAGATGTTGCGGTCGGTGTCCACGCTGCGTTCGGTAATAATGACGCGACAGCTCCCGGCATGCGTGCGAACCGTTGCGCGTAGAAGCGCCAGGCGCGAAATGTAGGCCATCATTTGGAATCGGAATGCAAACGCCTTTTTGTCCTTGTAGAAATTGGTCAAGATGGGCACTCCATCGGAGTCCTTAATGTCGTTCCATGAATTCACGGGCTCCTCTACGAAGTGCACGTCGTCGCGCCCTTTATACGCCTCCTTCAGCATGTCCCACGTGGTGGACTTGCCGGAGCCGATGTTGCCGTCAATGCTCACAAGCAGGGGCGGTTGCGGGCTCACAAGCAGGGGCGGTTGCGGGCTCACAAGCAGGGGCGGGCTCACAAGCAACGGCGGTTGCGATTGTTGCGATTGTTCTTGAGTCATTGTGAATTGTTTGGAACGGTATGTTCTTATTGCTGCATTCGTTTTAATTGGGTTAAACCAAAATCAATTTTTTGAGTAATTCAAACGGGAACATTAATCCAAGCCAACATGAAAAAACAATTTACGAATGCATTTAAAGAGACGGCGACACACATTTATAACTTATTTCCAACAAAATGGATTTCGCGCAGGACAAACTGACGAAGAGCGAATGGGACGGCGTGGAGGTTCCGGATTCACACGAAGAGCAGCAAATTTACCAACTCATCAAAGAAGGGTTCAACGATGTGAACATTGTGCGCAACTCCAGTCAGACGTTGATACAGTACATGAAGATTGCGCCGTCGTGCGAAATGCATGCGCACATGCATGAACTGTATTTCAAACCGCACGTGGACGAGATGTGCGAAGCGTTCGGCCTGTCCGAATTTGAAACCGACACGGACAAGAAAAGGATGGTGAAAAAGGCGGACCTCATCCGCATTCAAAACACGACCAGCAATTTGGAGGATCAAAAAACAAAAATATACGAATTTGTGCTGCTGGGCCTTTTATTGAACCTGCTCAACAGCCGGTATCCGCACATGTATCCGCACTGGAAGGCGCACCTGCAAGGCGTCTCGGATTCAAAAAGGAAGAAGGTGCCGGCACCGCCAGCCGTGCCCAGCCGCCCCAAATGGATGTATTATTATTACAGCATCTGCCTGCTCATGCGGAACAGCATTTCGCACTTGAACCCGCACGTGCGCGCGTTCATTGATCACGTGACCAATTTAGTGGAGGCCGATTTTGCCCCGGCCGTCTTCATCACAAAGGCCCATGAATATGTGGAAAAAAACGAGTTTGTGTTCAAGTGCGGCGATACAAAGCTGTACGAGCATCAGAAGCGGATTTTCACGGTGTTCAAAGACGACACCGCGCCCAAGCTGGTGCTCTACATTGCGCCCACCGGCACGGGCAAGACGCTGACCCCCATCGGACTCAGCGAGCAGTACCGCGTGATTTTCGTGTGCGCCGCGCGCCACGTGGGGTTGGCGCTGGCCAAGGCCTGCATTTCCGCGAAGAAGCGCATCGCGTTTGCGTTCGGGTGCGGCAGCGTGGACAACATTCGCCTGCATTATTACGCGGCCAAGGACGTGGTGCGCGACCGCCGCACGGGCGGCATCCGCCGGGTGGACAACAGCGTGGGCGACAACGTGGAGATCATGATCAGCGACATCAAGTCGTACCGGCACGCCATGTACTACATGAACGCGTTCAACCCGCTCAATAAATTATTACTGTATTGGGACGAGCCCACCATCACCATGGACTACGCCGAGCACGAGTTTCACGAGGTCATCAAGGCCAACTGGACGGAGAACATTGTGCCGAACGTGGTGCTGTCGTCGGCCACGCTGCCGCAGGAGGACGAGATGGCGCCCACGATCATGGATTTTCAGGCGCGGTTTTTGGGAGCTCAGGTGCACAGCATTGTGAGCCACGACTGCCAGAAAACCATTTCCTTAGTGAACAAGGACGGCCACGTGCAGCTGCCGCACCTCATGTTTGAGGGATACGACGACATGCGGGCGTCGGCGGCGCACTGTCGCACCTATAAAACGCTGCTGCGCTACTTTGATTTGCGCGAGGTGGTGAAATTCATTGCGCACGTGAACGAGGGACTGCTCTGGACGTCGGCGCGTTACGCCGTGGAGCGGCATTTTTCGGACATTGCCGACATCAACATGACGAACATCAAGGCGTACTACTTGGAGCTGCTGGAAAACGTGCAAGCGGAAAAGTGGCCCGAAATTTGGGCGCACTTCCAGGCGCAGCGCACGCGCATGCACGCGTCCAACGTGAATTTGACGGCGCAGGACGCGCACACGCTGACGTGCGGGCCGACGCTGTTTTTGGCGAACGACGTGGAAAAGATCGCCAAGTTTGCGCTGCAGATTGCGCAGATTCCGGAGTGCGTGATGGACGACTTGATGGGCATCATTGAGCACAACAACCGAATTAAGGACGCGATGGCGGATCTGGAGCGGGAGATTGAGGACGCCATGGAGGCGGGCACCGCCAAAACCGGAGACAAGGACAAGGACAAGGACAAGGACAAAAAAAACAGCAAGAAGGTGGACGACATGCGGTTCAGCCCCGAAGTCAAACGGCTGCAGGAAAAGGTGGACGAGCTGCGGCAGCAGGTGAAGTGGGGCGCGCTGAACGACATGTTTGTGCCGAACCGGGCGGAACACTTGAAGCGGTGGGCGCCGCAGCTGACGGACGAAGCGGCCGCGACCCCGTTCACGTCGCGCGTGGAACCGGAGGACGTGGAGCGCATCATGGTGCTGCCGATTGAAAACATTTGGAAGGTGCTGCTCATGATGGGCGTCGGGGTGATGACGGAGCATTCCAACAAGACGTACACGGAGATCATGAAGGACTTGGCGCAGAACCAGCGGTTGTACTTGATCATTGCATCGACGGACTACATTTACGGCACGAACTACCAGTTTTGCCACGGGTACTTGGGTAAAGATTTGAGCGACATCAGCCAAGAAAAAATCATTCAGGCGCTGGGGCGCATCGGGCGCAACAAGCTGCAGCAAGAGTACAGCATCCGATTCCGTGACGATGCGCACATCTTGAAGATTTTTCAGGCGTCGGCGACGGCCAAACCGGAGGTGGTGAACATGGCGCGTCTGTTTTCAGGGGGGGGCATAGGACCCCCTATATGCTTTTTTCCAGAAGTTCCAGGCTGAACACGAAGAAACCTAGATGATTGTGAATGCAGCTCCGGATGCAATTAACTCCTTTATGTGCTCCTCAAATTGTTGATCCGTCATAAGGGGGGTTTGAATGGGGTTCCCCGGAGGGAATATGTCATACTGCGCGGAATCATTGTTCCATTGGCCCACGATTTCTTTGGTTTCAGGGTCATGAAGCGTGGAGAAGGATTGGTCGGGAAGTTTGCAAAGGAGGTATTTTTGGCCGTTGATTTCAAAGGGACAAAATGAAGGCATTGGGTTGTTGCGTTTGTTTATTTAATATTTGGTTTAAAATGCAATCAATTTTTTATATTACTTTTCGTAAAAAAGAAATATATACTTCAATATGTTGTGCGAAATAATAAACTTAAACATAATGTAGATACATTACATATATCGTACACCAAACAACACATGGAAAATAATCAAATTCGCACATTTCAGTGCAGCCAGTGCCGCAAACCCAAGCTCGTGCTGAAGAAAGTAGCGGATCAGCAGCATCACGGGTTTGCGTGCGAGAAGTGTTGGACCACGATTGTAACGCGATCCCGATACGGCGGCGGATGTTTAATGCAATAATGGATGTGCGTGGATGTGCGTGCATTTCCATTGAAAGTTTTAGCCGAATATGTATATCATTGTCACGCGCAACACATATACCCCCCAAAATGCAAACATGGCGGCCGCCTTACCCATCAGAAAATTTGAAAACGCCGCGAATAAAAACATATAGCACCACGAATCCATACGCGGTTCAAGAAACACATGAAGCCCCCCCAATGCAACAAATGCAACAAATGCAACAAATGCAACAAGCGTCGCAACAAATGCAACAAGCGTCGCAACAAATGCAACATGAAGAACTCAAACATTCAAAACGAGAGAATAACAGCGATAAAATTTACGAACGCGGGCTAACCCCGCAAGTGGGCATGAATCCCTTTTTGCAAGGCAACTATTTGCAGGATTTAGAAACCCAGAACGAGTTTTTAAAACCGATGAATTCTAATTTATCTTCTGAACGTAAACTAAATGAAACAACGTAAAACGAATAAAAAACGGTATTTAAATACTAAAAGCAGACGCAGACGCAGCAGACGTGGAGGTTGGAATTTGCACAACCCATTTAATCGCGCACCCATTCCAGATGAAGACGCGATTACAATAGGGAAATTTTTAATAAATCATGAACTTCCAAGATATTTTTCAAACGACGACACATATTATGGCGCAAATCAACATTATAAACATCCATATGAATCTGAATTACAAACATTATTTAAAATAAGAAGGTTTCAAAAATTATTCGCAACCGATGATGATTATAAATGGTTAGGTATGCAATTTTATTTTTTTACGAATAACCCAATTCCAATTCCAGGCCCAAATAATAATGGTTATCAAACAAGTGATGACGGGGTGTTCTTTTTTGATTGGATAACAAATACACCATCTAGAAATAACAACGGAATTTTGCAATATCATGATCAACACCCAAATCCATTGAACCTGCCAGTGAAAGTTTCACAACGCACCAGGTTTGTTGCACCCGAAATACCTGAAGGAATTGTGGCTAGAAGAACAAGCCAATTTAAATAAATTGAAAAAAAATGACCCGATGTTGGTTCAAAAAATGTATGGAAATGAAAAAAATTGAATTACTTTTCATTTTCATTGTGCATTGTTTCAGTTCAGTTCGGCGTATTTACACATCATGAAACATTTGAAACATTCTCAACTCGGCATTGTGGCTGGCAGTCCGGCATTGCTCGGCCGGCATCTTCTGGAGGTTCAGCGGGAGTTTGACGCGTGCGTTGCAAAGGCTTCGGATGACATGCGCCGCAAACATGCATTGTCCATTACGGCGCTGTTGAAGGACATTCGCGCTCATCGCAAAATGGTCGTTCGAACGGTGCAAGTTCAACGTGCGCAAATCAACAAGTACCGGAAAAGCATTCATGACGGGCGCAAAATTGTGAAACGCGGTGCGCCGGCTTCGATTGAATCGGTTACCATGGAAACCATGATACAAATGACACTGCGTGTCATCCAAGACCTCAAATACATGACACCCGCGCTGATTCAGCCAATCATCCAACGGATTCATGCCAAACTTCGCAAACTGCAGGATCGCATGCTGCTGTTCAAACATGCAACCATGCAACATGACCAACCTAATCCAATATAACCTAACAAACAACAAAACAAAATAAAACACAACCCAAAACAAACCAAAACAAAACAAAAAAAAAGAAAAAAACGTAACCTAATAAAATAGGGTTATGTTTTTTATGTTTTTATGACGCATTCACCGACGCCGACGTTGCGTATGGTTGGCGCGTTTTCTTTTTTTCCCACCCATCGTGCTTTTCGCGGGCTTGCTTTTCGTGGGCTTGCTGCTGAATCTGCTTCTCTCTCTCGTGGGCTTGCTGCTGCTGCTCATGCTGCTTCTGTCCTCATGAAACTCATGAAAATAGATTAGAATCTTTCTCTCATTATATTGCACTAATAATGCACAGTGATTTGGTTGCGTCGTAATCTCCGATCCACCGAATATTGTAGTGACATTGAGATTGCCATCGGCATCTATACTATTCACTTTACAAACATTGTTGGAAAAACTCACTTGCTTCGTGCGGTTGTAGGTGTGGACAGCGGCACGACCGCCATAAACCACGACTATGTCATTTTTTTTGAATTCAAAATTTGGATTTGGCATATAATACACAAATGGAGTTTTACCTGTAAGTGGACTTAAGTCATCTTCTGCGCCTGCGCGTTTTACCTCACGTTCTTGCTTTTTAATATCATTAACTAGCATTTTAAATTCGTCTTTTCTTGCACCTGCATAGATGTGCCCGATGCTGGCCTTGATGCTGGCAATAGCTGGTTTATTTTGATCAAATGCGTGTTGAAGCATGACCCAATTTGCATTGCTATAATCCCGCGCATCGAAAAATGAAACACGTTCAATCATGATTTATACAATAAAGAGAGAAAAAAATATTTACATTAACAGTCAAATAATATAAAACCATTCGCGCAATACATTATAATGCAAGCAAAAATGCAACCGAATCACGACGTGGAACAGGACATGCGCGTCATAAAGCGCAGCGGTGAGCACGAAGTCATCGCATTTGACAAGATACTGGCCCGCATTCGGAACGTGGGCCAGCAGGCCGGCATTGCCGCGGTAAACTACACCGCCCTCGCCATGAAGGTGATTGACCAGCTCTACGACGGCATCCCCACGACGAAAATAGACGAGCTCACGGCGGAGCAGTGCGCCACCATGGCCACGCAGCACCCCGACTACGGCACGCTGGCCGCCTATATCATCGTGTCCAACCACCACAAAAACACGCCGCCCACGTTCTACGAGGCCATGCGCCAGTTGCACGAGTTCAGGGACGTGCGCGACCAGCCGTCGCCCCTCATCGGCGACGAGTTCTGGGCCGTCGTTTGCACACATCGTGACGAGCTGGAGGCCATGGTTGACGTGTCGCGTGACTTTCTCATTGACTACTTCGGGTTCAAGACGCTGGAGCGCTCGTATTTGATGCGCACAAACGGACGAACGGTGGAGCGCCCGCAGTACATGTGGCTGCGTGTGTCGGTGGGGATACACGGGTCGGATTTGTGCAAGGTGCGCACCACGTACGACTTGATGTCGCAGAAGTACTTCACGCACGCCACGCCCACGCTGTTCAACGCGGGCACGCTGAAGCCGCAGCTGAGCAGCTGCTACTTGATTGCGATGGAGAGCGACAGCATTGACGGCATTTTCAACACGCTAAAGGAGTGCGCCAACATTTCCAAGCACGCGGGGGGGATTGGCGTGCACGTGCACAACATTCGGGCGTCGGGGAGCCACATTCGCGGGACGAACGGCGTGTCCAACGGGCTGGTGCCCATGTTGCGCGTGTTCAATAACACGGCGCGCTACATTGACCAGGGCGGCAAGCGCAGCGGCACGATTGCGGTGTATTTGGAGCCGTGGCACGCGGACATTACGCACTTTCTGGAGATGAAGATGAACCACGGGGACGAGGACGCCAAGGGGCGCGACCTGTTTTACGCGCTGTGGGTGCCGGACCTCTTCATGCGCCGCGTGAAGGCCGACGCGGAGTGGAGCCTGTTTTGCCCGGACGAGTGTCCCGGGTTGTCGGACGTGTACGGCGACGAGTTTGACGCGCTGTACGCGCGCTACGAGGCGGAGGGGCGGCAGCGCAGCAGGGTGAAGGCGCGCGACTTGTGGTTCCGCATCCTGGACAGCCAGATGGAGACGGGCACGCCGTACCTGTGCTACAAGGACGCCGTCAATAAAAAAACGAACCAAAAGAACCTGGGCATCATTCGCTCGTCCAACCTGTGTTCCGAGATCATGGAGTACTCGGACGACAAGGAGACGGCGGTGTGCAACCTGGCCAGCATTGCGCTGAACCGGTTCATCCCAGGGGGCGACAAGCGCCCCCCGCACCCCCCCGGGGTGAACCAAGGTGCCGCCCCCCGGGGGTTTGACTTTGAGAAGCTGCACGAGGTGACGCGCATCGTGACCGAGAATTTGAACCGCGTCATTGACGTGAATTACTATCCCACGCCGAAGACGCGCGTGAGCAACATGGCGCACCGGCCCATCGGCATCGGGATCCAAGGTCTGGCCGACACGTTCATGCTGCTGGATCTGGCGTTCAGCAGCGACGAGGCGCGCACCTTGAACCGGCGCATTTTTGAGACCATGTATCACGCCGCGCTGACGGCGTCGTGCGACTTGGCGGAGCAGTGCGGCGAGCCGTACAGCTCGTTTTTGGGGTCGCCCGCATCCCGCGGCATCCTGCAGTACGACATGTGGGGCGTGGAGCCGGAAGCCGGGCGGTATGACTGGACCGCCTTGAAGGCGCGCATTGTTCATCACGGGCTGCGGAATTCGTTGCTTTTGGCGCCCATGCCGACCGCCAGCACGTCGCAAATCCTCGGCAACACGGAGTGCTTTGAGCCGATTTCCAGCAACATTTACACGCGGCGCACCATGGCGGGCGAGTTCATTCTGGTGAACCGGCACTTGATTGCGGATTTGCAGGCGGCGGGCATGTGGAACGAGGGCGTGAAAAACAACATTGTGGCGAACAAGGGCAGCGTGCAGCACATTGGCGGGCTGAGCGAGCACTTGAAGCGCAAGTACTGCACGGTGTGGGAGATCCCGATGAAGCACGTCATTGACATGGCGGCGGACCGGGGCGCGTTCATTTGCCAGAGCCAGAGCATGAACCTGTGGATGGAGGACCCGAACTACGCGGCGCTCACGTCCATGCACTTTTACGCGTGGACCAAGGGGCTCAAAACGGGCATGTACTACTTGAGGCGCAAGGCTAGGCACCAGCCGCAGCAGTTCACCATTGAGCCGGAATCAAAAAAGGGAGAAAAGGGAGAAATGGGAGAAAAAGAAGGAGAGCAAATGGACGAGGGATGCACGATGTGCTCGGCTTGATATATTTTTTTATGTGCGTAATATAATTCACATGAAACCCCGAAACAAAACCGTTAAGGCTCCCAAAACAACCAAAGCAACCAAATCATCTAACAAAGCATGCACCTACAAAAAACCCAATGGGTCAATCAATGTCTCAAAATACATGCGATGTATCCCAACCGATACACTAAGAAGTCAGTTGGGCAAACCCAAGCACATCTATGAAATCAACGACAATGCCGCATGTCCGTTTGTGGTGTTTGATTATGGCGGCGGACGCGCGTCCATTTACAATAACAAATTGAATGAATTGAGGGGCGAGTTGAAGGGCAAGCTCATGGACGTGAAATATGAGCAGCTGTTTCTGGGGGATAACGGAACGAATGATTCCTATTGGATTTTTAAACGAGGGGGTGAGAAGGGCAACAACATTCTCATGCAAACGGCCAAGGGCAAATATTTGTTCGTGGGCAAAGGCATTCTCTCGTTTTCGGCCATGAAGGGCGACACCATTCGCCGGTTTTATTCGCCGATGGGTGGAAACTATGATTCATTTCCATATGCAGTTGGCGACAAGTATGTGTATTTGCTGAATGAGAAAAAATACGCGCCTATCAGCGAGTTTGACATGACCATGGCCGCGGACGTGATCCGTCAGTATTATTGCTATGAAACGGGCGGCGAATGCAAAAAATACAAAACAAGCGCGCTGCCAATGAAAACGGCGTATAAGCCGTTTCACGGGTATTATTGAAAAATAAATAAATATATATATATATATAGAATGCAGAGAAACACGATTGAATGGGCTGACCCAGCAAATAGGGATAAGGGAGTAATAATACAAATACCTGGTAGTGCCCCCGTTACGATAACCGAAGGTGCCGAAATTGATGTGGTGTTGACCAGTTCGTTTCCGCAGGGTATAATACAACACGTAAAAGTGACAGTAATTGGGTGGCAAAATCGGAATGGTGTTTATGTTCCTACAAGATTGTATTATGAAATATTGAGTCCAGTTTTAGCGCATGCCTTGCGTATACGTAGTCAATCTAGCCCATCTATGGATGTTAACGAAATAATGTCTATTCGTCTGCACAGAGATCCCCACTTGCGCATGGACCCAAACGACGATCCCCAGTTTCAAGAAGCGCGACGGCAGTTTCGTGAAGACGAAGCACGAAGAAGAGCAACGGAAGCAGCACAGAGAAACATACATTACGGAATACCGCAACCACCGCAACCAATATCTCAAACCAATATTCAGGCAGAAGCAGAAAACCGAAGGCGAACAATCGCGAACGCAAGACAAAGCCGGCCCACAAGGGGTGCTGGTAATGTCTTGAAAAAAAGACATTCCATGCGCAGAAATAAATCGCTTCGCAGAAATAAATCGCTTCGTTGTAAGTGAATATTTAGATTAATGTTCCCAAATAGGCGTATAAGCCGTTCCACGGGTATTATTGAAAAATAAATGAATATAAAATATAAATATAAATGCAGTGACAGCATTTGTATTTATATGTGCATTGTGCATTGCAAATGAATGAACCATTTTTGTTACGGCATCCGGCCCGTTCAAACCGAATGGACCGGTTACCGCCCGAGTTTTTGATGCCGGTGCCGTTTTGTGAATTTGTATGCGATCAGATGTATTGGGTGTTTTGCAAATGTGCGTGCTTGTGCGATGACGGTGATTAGATCGGATTTGTGGGTTTGGGTGGCGACGGCATTTCGTTCATGTCGCCGAATTCACCGAGTTCGTCGCGCTCGCACTCAATGGTGCAGTGATTACGGAACAGTGCGCGGAATTCGCGGCTGCTGCGGCACAAATCTGCATTGTATGACAGCATGTGGTAGCAGCGCAGCGTCACGATGGTGTCAATTTTGGAGTTGTGCACATTTTTGGGGGTGCGCTGGAACAAGTGCTCGTGCAGCTCCAGCAGTTTGGGCCACTTGTAGCCCAAGCCGTACGGCGACGGCAGTTTGCATAAAGTGGTGCCGACCCGCATGGTGCAATAAGAGCTCGGGAAATACAGCATCATTTGATTGCGCTGAGCCTCCATTTGCAGCATGCTGCTGTCAAACTCGTAATTGTGCGCGACGCACTTGCCGCACTGCATGAGCACCGTCTTGAAATCAAAGAGCGCGAGGCGGATGTCTATGCCCTTAGATAATGACAGTTCGCGCGTGATGCCGTGAATGGCGACGCTTTCATCGGGCAGTGGAATGTGCGTGCCGAGACTGATGATGAAGTCCTTGAAATCCTGGATTTTGTCAGCGTCGGTGTCGTAGATGAGGTAGCTGAGCTGAACAATGTGCGGCCATTCCGCGGGGTTCATGCACTGGCGATTCTTGGGAGGCAGTCCGGTGGTCTCGGTGTCAAATACCATAATCTTCATTTTGTTTCTGAGTGGATTGATTGATTGTTTGCGGGTTGCGGTTGCTGTTGCTGTTGCGATTGTGCGATTGATTATGCCAACATTGTTCAAATCAATTTTTTTGAATACCAAGCGATTCCGACAACCATAAATCATATATTATTTAGGAATGTGGCTACCATTTTAACTTCAATGTTTGCTTTTTTTATATAATGATACTGCATAGCACACAATCACGCAATCAATGTTGAACAAGTATTTAGTTGAGTTTTTTGGAACTCTGTTTTTCATCTACATCATTTTAGCAACTGGAAATGCGATTGCCATTGGCGCGGCATTGGCGGTTGCCATCATGATTGGTGGACCCATTTCCGGCGGCATGTTCAACCCGGCGGTTTCCATTGCCATGGTTGCCGCTGGCAAGCTGTCGTCCAGCGACTTGGTGCCGTACATTCTGGCTCAAGTGGCGGGCGGTCTCGTTGCCCTTGAGCTGTTTAAGCGCGTCAAATTATAAGTTCCGGTTTGATGACGTTTCATTTCAATTTAATTCCATTTCATTTATTATATTTTGCATTTTATATAATAAATAAACATAACCAAACAACCCATCATGAAAACACGGACTCGTAGATTGCGTAAGAAATCAGGAGGTGATGATGCCGCCATTCCAACTCCAACTGCTGAACCTGACTCATCACCTTTTGACGCACCTGCATTGCCGACGAATCTTCCTCCTCCTTCCGTTCCAGGAAGGCCGCCTATGCCAGCAGAGCCTGTGCCAATGCCTGGACAACAACCACCATCAGCCCCAAAGGAAGCAGACAAACCAGGATTTTTTGCCAACTTATTTTCTTCCAAACCCAAATACCCATCTAATCCCAACGGTGGTGTTTTGGACACACTTAAAGGATTGTTTGCAGGTGGAAAAGGCAAGAGGAGCAAGAGGAGCAAGAGGAGCAAGAGGAGCAACAAGAAGAGCAACAAGAAGAGCAAGAAATAGTCACATCATCTCATTTGTTCACGCGTTTTGTCAGGGCGTACAGGAGGATCAAGCACAAAAATCCCAGCGACGTGTAGTACAAGCTGGAAAGCGTGCCTCTCGGAATGCCGCCCGCATTAGCAGTGCAATTAGACCTTCGCCGCCGTTGCGTGAACGCCTCGCGTTCCGTGGCTCCCGTGACGGGGTTCGCATTGTTCGGGAACCACACCGCCGGCATGTTTTTGATGTCGGCCGTCGCGACATAATTGGTGGCCGAGGCCACAGCGTTGTTGGCATCAATCGTCTCCAGCGTGACGCTTTGGCAGTCGGGTGTGGACCCCAGCTGGAACGCCTGAAACAGCGAAAACGGGTTGAGCGCGGCCGCACTCGACATGGCGCCGGGGATCAGTCCCTCAAACTCGCTGAACTGCACGCCCCCCAGCCCCGACGAAATGAACGGGATGTTTCCGTCCGGCACGTTGTTCACGTAGACGTAGCGATCCACGACGCTTCCGTTGGTGGCGTCGCTGCTCGCCACCTTGCATTTGGCCCCCGTTTTTAGGAAGAACTTGTTTCCCAACGGTTTGCCAGTCGCGGACGCGTCGCCGCCGCCGGACACGAGCAATTCCACGTACGCAATGAGCGCGCTGATGTCGCCTGACAACGTGTCCAGCCCGCCGCTGCTGGAGACCCCCAATTCTTTCGGGGTTTTGATTTGCTTGAAGTACTGGTAGTCCGGCCCGAGCAGCTCCTGCTCCACGTTGTCTAAATCCCCCATCACGTTCTGAAAAAAATTTGACATTTTCCGATTAAACCCACACTAATATTATTGTAATATTGTAATACAATAATATATTAATTGTTGCATCGTATCAAATATTGCAGAATGGGTTCAATGCACGAACGATGGGTCAGCTCGTATCCGCAGCTGCTCTTCTTCGCGCTCGTCATCTTGTGCCGCGTGACCAACGTGTCGTATGCGTATGCATTCCTCGGATACATTGGCAACTCCGTTGTGAACTGCGGTTTAAAGCAGGTGTTCCGCCACATGATCGGAGATGCCGGAAATCGCCCAGTCCCGCATTCTCCCAGCACCGTGTTTGACGCCGCGGTCGTTGCAATTTGGCCAGAGTATAAAAATAACAACGCATACGGGTTTCCGTCGGGGCATGCCCAATCGGTTGGATACTTTGTGGCATTTGCGCACCAGTTTCTGCCGTGGCGAACATGGCACCCGGTTTGGATTGCTGCGGCACTGGCCGTTGCAGCGGGGTTGATGTGGACGCGCGTTGCGTTCCGTCGACACACCGCAGTCCAAGTGCTGTTCGGCTTTGCGTTCGGCGTTATAACGTTCCGCGCGTTTCATCGGGTTTGGACTGCGTGAGACGGTCTTCATGTCCTGTCTCCGAAGGATTAAGACATGTCAATGCTCGGGATTTTGGTTTTGGAGGGGTCGTCCTGGTTGATATTCACGTGCGTGCTGGATTGGTTGGGGTTACTCATGGTTTTTAGTAGCACTTGTGAATTGGCATCAATGCGGTTCTTTTGGTCGTCGGCCGCGCTCTTAATTTTGTCGTAGGTGGTTTGCAGGGCGTCGGTTTGGGACTGGAGTTCCGCAATGGGGGAGGACTGGGTCGTCATGCCCTCTACATTGGATCCCGAAAAGGGGAAGGATGATCCGTGCTTGATTCTGCGATACAGCGCCCCGAGAGAAAATGCCAGCAAAATACAGAGGATGCCGATGCCAATGTTGTACACGGTTGCGTTGGAAATTTCATCTGGAATGAAAAACAGAACGGAATGCAGGGATTTCATCGTGCGTGAATACAGTATCAATACATTATTTTCTCACGGACGGTACGCTGTTTCTTTATTGCGCCTTCTTCATGCTGTCCAGTTTCGTGTTTAATTCGATTTGCGATTGCATCACTTTTTGAATGAGCGCCGTATTGTTTTTAATGCCGGCTTCATTCTGGTTCATGGCGGTGGTTAGTTGGGTTGCAGTGTCAATGAGGGACGCAATCTGTTTTTTTATAATCGCGATTTGTGCCGGGTTTTCGTCCATTTGATCTGGTGGGGTTGGCCCCGTGGTTGGCCCCATAGTTGGCCCCATAGTTGGCCCCGTGGTTGGCCCCATAGTTGGCCCCGTGGTTGGCCCCATAGTTGCCGCGGGATCCAACCCCTCAATGATGTGGTTAAATTTAGAATAAATGAAGGCGTGTATCAACAACCACGCAAAAAACAGTATGAGAACACCGCACACAGTCAAATGAATCATGTTCAAATGCTAAATACTGCAATAAATAATATCTTCAACGTAATATATATTGAATATTATTTATTTAGTCTCCATAATAAAATGGCAACGCACGCAACCATGACCATATCGGACGGCATCGGATGGCGCCGCTCCAACAGCTTGATCACCACAAAGCGGTTTCACGGCGCCACAAAATCGGCACCCACTACAACCAATCAAGTGGTTCCTGGGTTTAGTAGGCCCAACGAGAATGGCGCCTTGTTAAACCTTCCCGCCGGTGCATCGCGCGATGACGCCGCCCACGACTTCACTGGACCGGCCATGAAAGCCCGACCCATGAAGCACTGGCGTCGGAAGCTGCAACCCACGCCGAATAGTGGGCGCAGCGTGAACTCCGTGACGCTCGTCATTGACACGCCCGGCGGCACCACGAAGTCGGGCAACGGCGCGACGTGTGACTGTTCCGATTCGGCGGCCAATTCGTATGCCACGTTTGACGAAAAGCTGCTGAAACTTCCGTCGCAGAAGTGCGAGCCGTGCGACCGCGTGGAAAACAAGGGCTACGTGCAGGTGGGCAATCCGGTGGATCCCAACAGCTACCAAATTCAGACGGGGCTGTACAACACGAAATACATTGGCGTGTGCCCGTCCAACAACGTGATTAAATCGGCGGTCACGCTGATGAGCAAGGCGTACTACAGCGACACCCGGGGGTACCTGCAGTCGCGCTGCAAGCGCTACGAACAGAAGCTGTCCACCAACCCGGTGCCGGGCGTGCAATACATTGGCCCCGACCACACGCCGAACTGGCCCAACAACGAGTGCCTGGGTCCGCAAACCCGGCTGACCGGCAGCTGCTTGTACCCCGCGTGCAGCGCGGCCCAACGCCTGGAGCCCAACCAGTGCCAAGGCACCACCATTTACAAGCCGAACAACGTGCCGTTTGCCAAGCAGGGCGGCGTGAGCAGCAGCACGCGCACGCTCAGCCTGCGCGTCAACACCGTGAATTTGAACGGCAACTCGTTTTACAGCGCGTTTGGCGCGCAGGGTGCCAACGCGGGCAAATACAGCACCGAATACAACCCTGGCTACTTTGTGAAAAACAATTACCAGGTCCCGAACTGCAAGCTGTATTACGGCAGCAAACCGGGCAACCACACCGTGTGCTTTTATTCGCCCACGGAGAACCGAACCGCCACCCCGGCAAATCCCGTCACCGCCGCCGGATATAGATGAATTGATTTGTATTAATTTGAATTAATTTATATTAATTTGAATTGATTTGAATTAATGTATATTTTCTCTCAAAATCCGAAAGAAGGAAAGGTAAAAGGTTGTAACGAGTGGCACCCAACTGCCCCGCATGCGCACATGTGCAACACTTTACCCCTTTCTGAATTCATCAAACCGAGAGAAATTCATTAAATAATAAAACAATACTCACTCGCTAAACCGTACGCGTTTAATAAACGATTCAGCATTTGGGAACAGGAGTTTGTCAATGGTGGTGCGCACGCAGAACATGCGGTGCAGGATGATACCGAGAAGAAAGAAACCCGCGGCGGTCCATGCGAACGACGTGCGCGCAAAATAAGCGATGATGTAAGCGCCCACTATTGTGAGGAGTACGTCCACAACAGCAACGCCACCAAGACGGATGGAATGCGCGCCCTTGCCGGGAACGCCAAGCGCATTGCGGTATTTACACAACCCTAGTGACATTATTGCAATGAAAAAGTAATTAAATATTATACATACATCACGTGTATATAATATTATACATTTGGACAATGGACGAAGCGACAGCGACTACAGTAATAAAAACATCATCGGATAGAACGAAGGCGGAGCGTCAAGCGCAGGTAAAACCTATCCTGGAAAAGCTGACCGAATTGCAACTGTATGCGTCCAAATTCCCCGCCGTAAAGGCGCTCATGCTGCAAATCCAGGACTACGTAAAAAACGGGGAGCCACAAAAAGTGAATATCGTGTTCCCTGAATTTGGGCGGCGCATCAAGGGCACGCTGGAGACGAACCGACACGTGGAATCCAGCGTCAAACTTTCAGAAAACCTACGGTTTTCCGAACCTTTCCCTTCATGATTTACGTTTTCCGATTACGGGGGGCGGTTCCCTCAAGGGAAAGGTTCGGAAAACCGTAGGTTTTCTGATTTAGTACACGATGTGCTCGTCAATCCATTTTTTCACCTGCACGCATGTGGGTTCCAGTATTTTGTTCAGTCCGTCGGCGTACGCCGCGTAATTGGATTCGTTGTCCCGTATCAAAAGCAGCGCGTTGTACGCAATGCTGAGCAGTTCCGGCGTGTAAATGCCCACAATGCTTATAAAAATGTCGTCCACCGTGTTGTTGGAGTTGGACAGTTCGTGCGACCCGTGGCCGTGGTCGTCGTCGTCATTCAGAATGGGCTTCATTTTATGGGGTTTCAATGACGTGGACGCGTTTGTTTGTAGCGTCATGATGTCGGGGGACAGCTGGTCATCCAGTATGAACTTGTACATGGTGAGCGTCTGCAGGATGTGCGGCTTGTCGGTTTGCCCGTACGTTCGGATCAGCTTGTTTATGCCCGTTTTTGACAGGTCAATGAGCAGCGCGTACAGCCGGTGCTGCACCGATTCGGGGGCGTCCGTCTTGTAATGCGCGTAAAACTTTTTGAAGCGGTGGAACACGTTGAACAAAAAAAACAGGTCCTCCTTCGTGTCGTTGTTGTACCAGCGCGCCATGGATTGCGAGTAGTTGGGCGGTTGCAGCGTCATGATGTTGTTTTGGATGGTGACCTTGGTTCCCACGGGGTAAAACGCGAGCAGCGCGATTTGCAGGATGGCTTGCATCGGTTCCAAAATGGTCTCAAACCGCTCTTTTTTTCGGCGCGAAGCAACGGTTTTGTATAGGATTTGAAGCGTGGACTGCATTGTGTAATCGTGTTTATATATATGAATGGTATCATACTCAATAATATAAGGTTTATATTATTAATCCATTAATTCCATTAAGTTTCAATGTTTCAAGAAAATGTTGTTTTGTTGAATAAGTTTATTGTAGGGGATGCCGTGCTTTTCGCACCAGTTGACGCACTTCAGCATGTTGTGCCGTTTCATGGATTCCAGTTTTTCCGCGTGCCCCTTGTTTATGATCAAGTTAATGGTTGCGTTGATGGTTTCCATCTGCTGCTGCCCGATGACGGCGTTGCATTCCTCAATCTTGTTCAAAAAATAGGTGTCGTGCTCCAGCGGAAGAAGGGACGCCATTGCGGCGTTGTGCGGAAAGTCCTCCAGCTGCTTGAACATGCGGCGCAAATGCGGCAGCAGCGGGTCGGAAGACGCCGGGCGGAAATGCTTGCACACAATGTATCGTTCCGAATTGGCGTGTCGGCTGGTGCACGGTTTTGACACGAACACCTCCTTGTACATGTTGCACAGCACGCACAGCACGTCAATCGTGGGTTTGGTAAACGTGTCGAACACCTTCAGAATGAAATGCCCCCCCGGTTTTTGCAATGCCAGCGCAAACCCCATTTCCGCGGCCAGCAAGCGCGCCACCATGGATTCTTGATTGTTGAAATCACATGAAAAATCAAAGCCGCCGTCGGCGGTTATGAATTCGCACGCGTTCTTGTACTTGGACGCGCAGTGCTCAAAGTTGGTCAACGAAATGATGTTGCCCGTTCCGTCGGCGCCGGTCTCAATGCGCACGCGATTCCGGTGCAGTTCCAAAAAATTCTTGCTTTTCCTCCAGCCGGGACAGGACGCGTCCTGGTTCAACAGCGTCATGCCGTAATGCACGTCGTGCTGCACGTCGTGCTGGGACGACCGAATGTGCGTCAAAGCCTCTATGAAGCCGCCCGGGCCTTCGGCCAAGTGAAACGAGGTCATGCGCGGGGGGTCGCACGACGAATTGAAGAAAGTGGCGTACAGCTCAATCATCTTGTAAAACGACCGCGACAACGGGTGCAGTTTGCTGACCGTGGTGTACGTTTTGCAGTTGGGAATTGCGGTGTGAATGAATTCAAACGGGTTTGTGTATTTTTTGACGGAATCCCAAGGCTCTTCGCCGCACTCTTCAATTTGCGTTTTGATCTCGCACAAATGCATGTTTAGCGTTTGAGAAACCAATATTTCGGTTGCGGGGGACGTCGCGATTTCAAATAATGCGGTTGATTCATTCACGGGCAAATTGTGCAATACGGGCAGTTCATAATAATACGACATTAATTTACCGGAATGTAAAGGTATACCATTACCGCACCAACGGTTTATGTTGTTTTATGTTTTATCATTTGTTTCATAAGTTTTCATAATTCAATTGTCTCAATCATCGGCGTATTCGTACACTTCTTCGCTCAATTCGGAGGAAGTGTCAACCAGCACCTCTTCTTTCGGTTGCTTTCTTTCACGCCGTTTAGACATTTTTTGAGTCTGGGTCGCAACTATAACCGCCGTGACATCTTCGTCGGCATCGTCGCCCTCGTCGTCGTCGTCGTCGTCGTCGTCGTCGTCGTCGTCCTCGTCCTCGTCCTCGTCATCGTCGTCATCCTCCTCGTCATCCTCCTCGTCGCAGGTGCTATTGTCTACTACAAACCCATCTTTTAAATATCCGTCCTTGGTTTTTCGGTGCGCGGGAATGGAATCCAGCTCATCGTATTCGGCGTCATCTTCGCAATTGGCCAACGTGTCGAATCCGTCGAACAAAAACTCATACAGTTTGCTCCATTTTTCAAGAGTGAGCGGAATGACCCGATGCTGAGACGACGTGTCTTTTGCCACCAGTGCGCACGCTCCAAAAAACAGAATGGTGTCCACCGGGGGTGGAAATTCATACTTGTTTTCTTGTCCCGCGCAGCCGTTGTCGCGCGCCCATAGCTCCACGATGAACCGATCGGCGTCGGCGCCGGAATACGCCCACTCTGCGCGAACTTCAAACCCGCTGGATGATTTATGTTTGCATTTTTTGGACAGTTCCAACGGGGCGTACGCATCAATGTGCGACGCCCGCAAATCTCCGTTGCGTTCAACTACCACGATGGGAATGACGTGCGATGCGGGGGACGGCATATGATACAGATTACATTCATCTGGATGCATGGGTTTAAATCATTTATTGGATACATTTATTTTGCGGCGCGATACGTTGTAAATCCGCAAAAACTATGTCGACGTATTTTAATCCTATTTCATATTTAATTTAATACCATTCATGTTTTGGGTCGTACAAGTGGTGGCGGTGTCATTTGTCATCATTTTCATATTGCACAATTTGTATTTTTTTTTCAAAGAAACATTGACGGTTCCAAAAATGAAGGACATGGTCAAACGTCCTCAGCAAAGGTATGATGCATTGTTTAGGGAACTGCGCATGCACAACGATGCAACCAACAACAGCAATAACAGCAATGCCAATGATGCAACCAACAACCGCAATGCCAACAATGCAACCAATGCCAACAATGCCAACAACGATGAAATGAAAAACGAATTGAAACGGTATTTGATGGAATTAAATGGATCTCTGGATCCGCAATCGCATTCGCTCTCCAATTCAAATTCCATAGAACTGGGTTCAGCGTATCAATGATTCATTCATTGAATGAAACCATATTAAAGGCATGGGTCGCATGTTATGCATCATAGTCATAGCCAAATGACATCGCGCCCCAATACCAAGAAGCTGAACCAATTCCAACAAGTCGTGCAAGAACGATTCGCAAATGTAGTTGAAATTTATTATGAAAAGCATGTTCATAAGAAATTTTTGGCCGACGTGTATGCCGTCATTCCCAAAGGGAAAAAATGTGCGATTTGGTTTACGAACAAGCAGTGCTGGATGTTTCAAATCGCGAAGCGTCCTTATCAACAACCGCAAATACATACCCCCCCAACCCATGCCCCAACCCATGCCCCACACTCACACCATAAACCATCCGAATCAGTGACATTTGACGACGTGCGCATGTTGAACGCGCCATGCATGGACGATGCATGGTATCGCGGCAACGGCACAATATTGTACGGCACCTACATGTTTGACAAGACTCGGTTCAGCGTGGAGAACGTGCACTCGTTGTGCGGGGCAAAGCAACAAAATGATGGCAGCATGAGCCGGTTCATTGATTTTTTTGATGCATTGAAACAGTGCAAAACGGAGTTGCCGGTGCAGTTCTTCATGCCAATCATGCACGCGTCATTCAATGATGCGCTGAAGGATGCATTGGCAATAACGTCATACGACGTGTTTTGCATTCAACACCGATTTTTGCAACGGGACTGCACCGAATATAAAAATTTATTAATTCATTTGGCAGAACCGCTTGCGCCACCGGCACATTCTGTGCTTGCGCCTGCTGCTGCACCTTTTGTGCCTGCGCAATCGTTTTTTCCAAGGCATGCAACCCATGCAACCCATGCAACCCATGCAACCCATGCAACCCATGCAACCCATGCAACCCATGCAACCCATGCAACCATGCCTAGGTTCGCGACGCAACCGCCGCGCGCGTTCATCTTAAAGCCAGACGTTCAAAACGACATTTATTACGTGTTGCACAGCAAGGACGACGCCATCACGGACAAAACAATGATTGCGCACATCCCGAATTACAAAACCAGCGTGATGATGAATTCCATATTTCGGAACATCAAGGAAAATCGGAATTTGGACGCATTGGAAGAAAGCGACGATGAAGACGAACCCGACGACCATGTGTTAGACGCGAACAAGTGCGTGCGCATGACGTGCGTATTCAATCATCGGTTCAAACGTTGGCAGCCTTGCGCTTGCGCCTAAAGCCACACACACACCTAATGTATTTTGGCCACCCGCGCATTTGCCGCATTGCGAATGGCGGCGATGTTCTGCGGGTGTTGAACCGGTTGATGCGGTTTGGCATTTAATGCGGGCTGATTCCACGGGGATGCGGAATCCAACTGATTGTTTCCCATGAACCCGCGATACACGTTTTGCGCTCCAATTTTTAAATTGTCCCACCCGAGTTTCAAATTTTGTGGAAACCCACCGAAGACGAAGCCGCCTTTTTTGCTGCGCTTATTGCGCTTGGATCCTCCGCCACCCATACTCAGTGCCTTGGGCGCCAAATGAGGCACCAACCGATTTGCCTGATGCATGCCGGGTCCCTGGAATGCTGGCACGGGGATAGGATGGCCGGATGGAACGCCGGCTTTGCTTAATGCAAAATGATTGCTTCCATTTGCACCATTCCATGCGCTACCCACGTGCGTGGTGCGCTCCCAACCGCCCCAACCACCTTTGCGGGATTTAGTTTTGCCATTGCGGTTGGATTTGGATTTGGAACCGCGTTTCGTTCTGGAGTTTGCCATTGTATGTATTGTATTCTATTTATTCTATTTATATAAAAAAAATAAATAAACGCATGAGACGATTCATATGCATATCGCCCCCTCTCCCCCTCGTCCAACAATGTCTCTGCCCTACACGAACGATGATGTGCTGCGAGCGCATCGCTTGAACGTGCGATTTTACAACATGCGCAACCGCGTTCGCTGGTATTTCAGCAATTTGACAGATTCCACAAAAAATGCGGCTAAATTGATGTGCGCATCAGTCGCTGCATGCATTCATGGAATTTTTCCGAGGACGTTTAAATACACCGCACTGTCAGTGTGCTTGTCCATAGTAGAAAATGATTTGACGCACGGCAAGGTTCCCAATCCAGTTCTAGATTCCAGACCATATTCACACATGCACGACATATGAACCGCACCGAATTTATTCAATGTCCACGTGCGTCAATAAGTGCCGGCGGCAGCACATTTTGTTGAGCTTAAGCTTGTCCATGACCTCGCCTTCGGGTGTTTTGTGAATGTATTCCTTGGTCAAATAAATGACCTTTTCGGTGTCCATGCCGCGCGACATTTTCAAGCGCCGCACTTCGCTGAGATAGTATTCGTATTTGTTGGCGATGACGTTGCCGCAGGTGAAGCACTTGACGGGGATGATCATTGTGTTGTTTAATGATGTTGTGGTCTATTGTCTAATTGTTATACTATGCCGTTATTTTTAAATCAATTTTTAAAAATAAGACACTTGTTCATTCATACTCGTTTCTTCAGTGTTCTTTTCTTCCTCAGTGTTCTTTTCTTCCTGAGTGTTCTTTTCTTCCTCAGTGTTCTTTGTTTCCCGCCACCTTTGCCTTTAGTTGTGATGTGCGCTTGAACCCTTTTTTGCAAGTCAAGTTTGTCATACGGTTCTGGAATTGGCACTCCATTATCGCTTGCATATTTTTTAAGCTCATCCGTGCTCATCATGTATGCATTTGTGAATGTGGGAACGAAGGACGTAGGCGGAGGAGGGTTCATTATTTGTTCATACAATTGATGCATTTCGGCCGTGCTCATTGATTTTGTTCGCAATGCAGATTTCATGGCATAGCATTGTGGTCGTTGGGTGTCAAACCCGTAAGTGGGGATTCCGTTGTCATTCAAATGGCGAAGTTGTGCAGGCGTAATTTTCATCACGTTTGGCACTATGAATGGCACGGGGTCGTATTTTATTTTATATGATGGGTCAATTGAATGCAGTAAGTCTCGCGTGATTTCCGTTTCGTACTGCTCCCGGGCTGGGGTAATGTGGTTTCTCATTCTGTACGTTCCAGAATAAAAGTTGAATGTTAAATTGTTGGAGGTTTCACCGCATCTTATTTCACCCGACGAATGCAATCCGTATTTCAGTTTATTCGGTGCATACCCATTATCGCGTTCAAATCTCTCCAATTCGCCGGTCAAGCACATGCGATAAAAAATTTGATGGTGTTTTGTGCCAAATTCAAACATGTTGTGCGCCTTGCATGCATACAATTTCAATTGACTATTTTCAGGTTCAATGTCTGCGCCGGTGTGAGGGTTTTTGTCTGCAAAGTTTGCAATAATGTATGTGTATAGTGCGCCTGGTTCAAATTGTGCGGGAGTTGGATTCACGAGCAACGGACTCAGTTCATCCACAATTTGCAAGTGTTCGCGATTGTATGGATCCAATGGAATGTAATAATATTTATTATCCACTCCTTGCATGCATTGCATACGAACCTGTTTCTCTGGGTTCATGATGGTTTTGCACGATAAGCTTCTTTTTATGCGGCGGAGCCGGTCAATCGGACGACTATGACTGCGTGTGCTGGATACTTCATATAAACTTGCACTAGATTTAGAACTAGATTTAGAACTAGATTTAGATTCGGAATCAGATTCGGAAGACCCAGACGAAGAAGTAGAATGATACTCAGCTGCTGAAGCCATGATTGCAAAAATACTATAAATTAAAATTATATTATTTTTATTTTTCATTTGACAATGTGCATTGCATCTACGTGGTAATTTCATTTATTCATGTGTCTTTCTCTTTAACAACCAGTTGAATTTTGGGTTTTCTACCGGGCTTTTTTTTCTCTGGTTCAGGACCAGGAACAGTCGCATCATTTGTGGCAGCAGCAGCAGCAGTAGCAGCAGTCACCGGTTTGGTGGCTCTTGGTTTTGGTTTGGGCTTTGATGCTGCTACAGGAGCGGTTGCAGGAGCAACCGTTGCAGCGACCTTGTCCAAGTCAGCTTGTTCCTGTTCCAAGGCCGCCATCTGTTTTTCAAACAAGGTGGACGTGCCCAACAAGCTCTTCACCACCAGTTCCGCGTTGTCAATGGACCGCACCTTCTTGAACACGAAGTAGCGGTTGTAAAAGGAGATGCGGCGCTCGTAGTCGCGCATGTCGGGTGCGTCCCCTAAATCGGACGCCAGGGACGGCGTCTGTTTAATGCGCGCCATCATTTGCGCGTGCAGCTGCTCAAACATGCCGGTTCCGTCCGGCAGCCCCAAATCCTTGAGCGCGTCATCCCGCTGCACGACATCAAACCCGAAGTTCGCCATGAGCCGTTTCAAGTAGTTGAAATTCACCAAGTACTCGCGGAACGTCTTGTTGATGGATTCCTGGTACACGTCAATGGCGTATCCGACGCACGTCTCGTCGTCGGGAAACTCGGCAGCGGTGTACGCTTTGGTCACCTGCCACACGCGTTTTCCCTTGTGCATCACGGCGATGCCGTCGCCCACTTCGTACGGCTTCAGCGCGTCAAACATGGTGGCTCCGTCATACGTGGTGCCGATGAAGTAGCCGCCCACTTCCGTGCACTCGCACACGTTGCGCAGAAAGTTGCACACGTTGGCGCGGGTTTCAAACATGTAGTGAATCGCAAACTGGCACGACGACACGTTGAACCCGTTTTCCGCTTTGCCGTATTCGCGATAGACGCCATCGCCCAGGAGCGCCTTGTCTTTTGGGCCGTCCCCGAACACGGCGCGCACAATTTGCTTGTATTTTTCGCCGCTGATGCCGGCGCCGCTCTTGATGTTCAGCGCGCTGTTGCCTTGGACAAACAGCGCGCCGGGCATGATGCTGAACCGCTTGCAGTAGTCCAAGTAGCGCGCGCACGCGCCGTCCAGCTGGTTCTGAATGTTGTCCTTTGAAATGTCCACGCCGAACACGAACGACAGGTGGGCGTGGATCCATTTCGGAAGATCGCCGCCCTTGCCCACCGCAAAATCAATGAGCGTGTTGCCGCGCCGACTGACGCCGCCGATCAACGCGCGCTTGACAACCAAGTTGTGGAAATCGCGCAGCCCGCGCGTGGTGGTGTCGCCGGACGCTGCGATGCGGTTGTAATACACGTCGTCGTCGGCCATCTCGTCGGGGATGTCTTTTCCGGTTGTCAGCATCGTATGCGTGATCGGGTTGTGAATGGTGTGCCAGTTGGAATTGGCCACGTGGTAAGCGTTGCCGTAATTCTTCTGGCCGCCGCGATACTCCGCCGTTTTGTCGGTGCGCACGCGGAGCGGAACCCAGCGAAAGAGCGGATCGGCCGCGCCGACATTGTACGCGCACTCAATGATGGTGCCGTCTTCAATCACCTCGTTTTCGGCAGTGAGCAGCATGCTGCGATTTCCCGCCGCATCCGCGCGAAGGATCACGTTGCACACGTGCGCGGTCGGATCGTACGGGTTCGTCGGATAAAACGGCACCGGCTTGTAAGAATCTTCGCTGGCGCTTGCGCCTCGGCCGCGGGACGGCAGCTTGCCTTGGATCACGTCCTCGCACGGGTTCAAATAGCCGTGCTTTTTTTCGTCAAACCCGACCCGCAGCGTGAGCGTCTTGTACTGCACGATTTGATCCAGTTTGGCGACGTTGATGCCGTCCGTGAAAATGCTCGTCACTTTCGGCTGGCCGTTGGGGTCTTTTACCATCGTGGCCAGAAAGTCAATGGTGTTGGCTTCCGCGGGCTTCCATTTGAACGACAGCGGCCACGTGATTTTGGTTTTGGGACCGGCCGCGTCGCCACCCACGTCGCCGCCGACGGGGGCATCGGCTGGCGTGAAAATGATGCCGTCCGTGGTGTATTCGTACGCGCCGGAGTCAATCTGCGACATGAGCGCGGCGCAGCACTGGAAAATGCTTTGGTCCTGCCCCGTGTATTTGAATTTCTTGCACTCAATGCGAACCGGGCACGCGGCTGCCCCGCGCACAACCGATTGCGGATTCAGTGCATTTATCAGCTCAACCAAGAGCGGCAGGCGGAACTTGCTGGCAGACGCTTCGGCCGACGGCGGCACGAAATGCATCGCGCGCACGTCCTTGCCGGCAATGTAGTAAACGTCAAACGCGGCAAACAGGTTGATGAAGCGCCCGGTCTTGTCGTGCAAGATGTGTTCGCCGTCCAAAAGCGTGTAGAACAATTTGTTATTGTCGGATTTGGCGCCGGTGAATTGCATGCGCATGTTGGTGTCAATGAAGTAAATGCGTCCAGAAGGACAAATGTAAAGCAGCTTGCGCGCGCCGTCGGCCTTGTCGGTGACTGTGTAATTGTTTCGCACGTTGGGCACGGTGCAATTTTCATTCACGGGCACAATGTTTTGCACTTGAAGCGTGTAAGACGACGGCCCAGCGAAATGCTTGGGTAGCATGGTCATGTTCGCGGGCTCTTTTGTTTCCTTGTCCTTTTCTCTGATATAGGGGGGAACAACCGCAAATTTTTCAGGATACAATAAACGCATGTATTCATGCGCGATGAGCGTCAGTTCGTCTGCACCCACCGGATAGTTGGTGCCTTGCAGTCCTGACATGACGGTTTTTACACATGCGCGCAGTGCATCGGCCAACCTGCGCGCGGAGCTGAACGCGGTTCCTTGCCCGACCGCATCGTTCAGCACTTCAATCTCAATCTCGTATTTGGGCTGGGACTCGGTGACCTGCGATTCGGCAAACGTGTGGGTGGGGATCATGTTGCTCAGGCCGCCGGATCCGTGGTCGCGGCGCGATTCCTTGACGATGCTCATGTCCACCACGAACGGCAATGCCGGGTTGCGAAAGGTGCTGCGATTCAGGTAGCGGAACGTTTTTCGGCTGCTGCGCCACGGCGCCACCACCGTTTTTGCGGTGGACGACGATTCCGCAAACTGTTTTTCCTTTTGGAGCGAGAGGCGGAAGTTGAAGTCGTCAAAATTGAGGGGGGGAATCATTTCCCCCGAGTGACCGACAAACCCCGTTTTTTGAACAAATGTCGGCAGGACCTTTTCCAGCGAATTGGTTTTGCAATACAGTTGGATGTTGTGCAGACCCCGGATTTCGGTGCGAATGTCGGCCATTCGGGGCTTCCCGGTGTGCGGGTCCGCAATTTCGGAATTGATTTTGAGGGTGTAATCGTCCGTTTTTTCCATGACATAGCCGGCCGAGAGGAGGGTTTTTATGACGTTGTCAAAATCAATTTTGGTGATGGATGCCACGCGTTTCAAATTGCGGGTTCCAAATCGCACCTCCAATTCAAGCGTGCCGCCGTCCGTTTGCAATACCCCCCCTAAATACCGTTCAATCATTTGATCAAACAGCTCGTGCGGTGGGGCTTGCTTTTGATGCGTCTGATGCGTCTGCATTGCAATTCGGGATCCGTTAATGTATAATAAGATCACATTATTTAAATTCAATTTTACGGTTTAAGTTTAAATTTATCAAATTAGAATGCGCGGGGCATAACATTCTATAAAACCAGTTGTTTTGCGATCACTTCGTACAGTTCCGTTTTTTTCATTTTGGGCTTGAGCTGGATCTTCAGCTGGTGGCACATTTCGGTGAGTTCTGCCACGGTGTAAGCGCTCGCCGATTTGATGGGTTTCTGCAGATTTTCAATGCGGTAATGCGTTGCCCGTATTGCCGTCAGCTGAGCCTCGGTGGCCTGCGTCATGGTCATGCATTTGGGGTTTTGAATGCCGCGCTCTATGACATGGACGGGTTTATCCGACACCGCATCGCTGATGAACTCGGCGTACACGCGGTTGTGTGGGTTCACAAACACCGCATTCAGCGAATTTAGGCGAACGAGCACTTGGAACGCGTGCAACGAAATGCGCTGGGACATGATGTCGCCTTCAATTGTGGACGCCGAAAATTTGATTCCGGTGGTTTGTTTCAAGGTTTTGCCATTCTCTCTCAGCATAATTATTTGGTCGCGCTTGCCGTCCTGCTCGGCCGTGAACCGGTTTGCGAGTTGCTCGTATTTGAACGCGCCGTGCATCATCACGTACATGCACCAAAACATCGGGTCCTGGTTCAATGCGGGGCGAAACCGATTGTCCGGTTGTTCCTGCTTTTGGGGCTGTTGTGGCTGTTGTGGCTGTTGTGGCTGTTGTGGCTGTTGTGGCTGCTTTTGAATGACCGCGGTCGTGTCATACAGCATGACCCCTCGCAATTTGTTCAGGGCAGCATTGACGCCGGGGTGTTGTTTCTGATGCATTTGCATGGGATTGGATGGATTGCATTGTTTGTTGGCGCTTGTTTAAATCAGTTGCGATTAGTATGAAGCGGGGGCGCGCGTAGTTCGGTTGTTTAATTAATGTTTTGCAGGTGTAAATGAAGATTATCACGTCGGTGGTCAACAATCCAACCTTCATTGAAATTCAACATCGCGCATTTAAGAAGTTCCTTAAAGGCGGTGATTACGAATTCATTGTGTTCAACGACGCCAAGTCCTTTCCCGATTACACAAACGGGAACGACGTGACGCTGAAACTGCAAATACAATCCGTGTGCGCCCAATTGAACGTGGTTTGCATAAATGTGCAAAATGATCATCATGCGAAGTTGGACATGTCCCACCGGCACGCGGACACATTCAATGCATGCATTTTGTCATATCAACGCGAACATCCGGATAAATACTTAATGCTGGACAGCGACATGTTTTTGGTGGATCATTTGGACATGACCAAATATGCAGAATGCGATTGTGCCATTGTGTTGCAAAGAAAAAACAATGAAGGGTACATGTGGCCGGGGCTGTGTTACATGGACATGGCAAAAATGAAGCGGTTTGAATTGATAAATTGGAGCCCATGCCCGGGATTTGACACGGGCGGCTGCACCAAATACTGGTTGAAGCTCCAGTTGGGAACCGCCGACCCTGTGCCAAGCGCGGATAATGCTAACCCAGTTCACGCGCGCGGCATTTATTTTATAAACCACCTCCCGTCGGGGTCTTGGAACGAACGCGAACTGCCGACCAATTTGAAGGGCAATGCCAAATTGGTTGAGTTTTTAAAAAATGATGTGAGAAACTCAAACGGTAAATTTTTTTGTGAAATATACGACGACGTGTTTTTGCATTATAGGGCCGGCGGAAATTGGAGGAAGGAGGGCATGCATTTACACAAACATTTGTCCGAGTGTTTGAAACGCTGCTTGTCTTAATATAAATAAAAAAATAACATATTAGAATTACATTCATGTGGATGATTATCAAACGAATATGCAATCCGCCGATTTAAAGCAGTTGAAGGACCGAATCGAGGCGCTGAATCAGCACCATCAAATTCAAATTTTAAAAATCATGACACAGTGCAAGGTGGGGATGACCGAAAACAAAAACGGGTCGTTTGTCAATTTGACGAACGTGGATGCGGTCGTCATTTCCAACATCACCGATTATTTGGGCTACGTTGACGAACAAGAGACCCAATTGAACGAAGTGGAAAATCAAAAAACGGAGCTCACAAAACAATTTTTCAAATCATAACGCCGGGGATCCATTCGCCAATAATTGACACTTGCTTGTCGTTCAGTTCAAACCGTCTGCCAACCACGCGAATCTGCATGGCGTCCCCTGGTTTAATGGCGTCCATTGGCATTTGGGTTTGCATTGATTCACCCAACCGCGTGGCATCGTGCATTTCGCGCGAAATGTAAATGACCACGGGGGATGGTTCGTGTTCCCTGACAGAGGCATTCGCCCGGATGCCCGCCTGTGTCACTGTTTTTGCAACGCAATTCATGACGGCGCCCTCTTTCGGGCAACACAGCATGCAGTCAATCTCCAGATCAAACCGAATGTTTCCGGCCGAAAAGGTGCCCGCGGAATGCGATCGCAAAATGCAAGACCCGGGTTTAATAAACCCTTCGGCAATGCACCGGCCGTCCATTTCACTGGACACCGTTTGCCTCAAATGATCCTCTACCCGGCTGAAATTGGGTATGTCCGAGAATGGAATGCACAATTTGCGACGAATGCAGGTGGTATAATAAAGGGCGGATTCATGGGCTGGAGTCATTTCGTTCGTTTCTCTTAACTACATCCTTGATTTCACTCTAATTTTAATTCAATTTTTTGAATTAACATTAACATTAACATTAACATTACCATTAATGGACGCATTATTGAGCCAGTTCCCCGATGACCGAAACGGTGGGGTCGTTCAGCTCAAAGTGCTGACCGATGACGCGCACCATGATTTCGTCCCCCGCTTTTATTTTGGGGAACCGCGGGTTGGAATAGTGATGGTCGCGGGACACAAACACGGTCACGGGGCTGGGCTCGGGCACAATGTGCGCTTGCAGTCCGGCTTGGGTCACGGTTTGCACCACACAATTAATGAGCATGCCCTCCACCGGGTTGCAGGCCTGATACTCGTACATGACTTCAAATGCGACCGCGCCATTGTCGGACAGCCCGCCGGAAGAATGCGCCAGCAGCTGGGTGGATCGGGGACGCACATACCCCTCGGCGTTGCACTTGCCCTCGTGGGCGTGCGCTAAATGCCGTTCCAGAACGTCGCGGATGTTGCGACCAATTGCGACGAACGGCAGCACGACCTTATTTGACACCATTGTCGGAACGTAAAGGTCTTGGCGCGGCTCTTGATGGCGCGGCTCTTGATGGCGCTGCTCTTGATGGCGCT